AACGAGTTGGTGGATATTTAATGGGTGGGTTTCCTTATTATGATGCTTTTACATTATTAGGAAAAAATAGCTCATTTACTGCTAAGGTAAGATGTACTTATGGAATAGATACTTCAGTTTCATCTATTACAGTAATATTACCTGAATCTCCTACTATAGGAGATAGAATACGTTTCATAGATGTAAAAGAATCATTTGACACAAATGACCTATATTTAGATGGAAATGGTAATAAAATAGAAGGTACTGTAACTTCTTCTTATGATATATCTACTAATGGTGCATTTGAATTGTGCTATGGAACTAAACCAGGTTCTCCTGATATAATATCTTGGTGGATTATCAAATCTCATGGAGTTGACTGGATAGATTTTACTCCCGAAAATAACTGGATTATTAAATATACTGAAATTGATTATACTGCTCTTAATAATTATTATGTATTAGTAAATACTACTTCGGGAATAGTAAATATAACATTACCTTTAAATCCTAAGATTGGAGATAGAGTTCAAGTAGTAGATAAAGAAAAAACATTTGGAATTCACCAATGTAATATATTGCCTTCTTCTGGAGATACTATAAGAGGATCAATAAGTAGTTATATTTTAAATACAAATGGTTTAATTGCTAATTTTATATATGGAATAAGTCCCGATGATTTCACATTAACATGGTTGGTTAAAACTGGATGGAATTTGCGTTCAGTAATAGACGATGATGCTGGAAGTGGAGTGTATGATAATACTTGGAGTACTAATAAACTTATAGACGAATTCAACAAAAAATTATCAAGAGATGGTTCTTTGCCCATGACAGGTGACCTTGAAATGGGCGATGGAACTATTACTCATAGAATATTGAGTTTATCAGATCCTATAGATGATACTGATGCACTTAACTTACAATATTTTAATGCTAATATTATAACTACGCATCATCTTTTAACTGATTTAAGTTTACATTTAGATGATCATCCCCAATATTTATTTACAAATGGATCTAGGCAGGTAACAGGAAATCTTTTATTGGGTGATGGAACTACTAATCATTATATACAAAATGTAAGAAATCCTGTAAATAATCAAGATGTAGTTACTAAAAATTATTTGGATCTGAATGTAGTCAAATTGGCTGGTTCTACAATGACAGGCAATCTTTTATTGGGCGATGGAACTACTAATCATTATATACAAAATGTAAAAGATCCTGAAAATAATCAAGATGCAGTTACTCTAAATTATGTAAATAATTATGTAGGAATGGTTAAATTTAGACCCGCAGATACAACTACATGTACATTATCTGTTTCTCAATTAAAAGGAAATGTTGTAGTAAGCAACTTCAGTGCAAATGGCCCACTTACAGTAAATCTTCCTATTATGGATCAAGCAAATGTAACTTCATTTTTTAGTGTATCCTTTTTATGTGAAGCTAGTAATTTATTTACTGTACAAGTACCTGCTAATTATAACTTACAATGGTTAACTGAAACTGATTCGGGTGGTAGAACTGCATATACTAATATAATGGGAACTTACTGGTCTATGACATTTATACAAAAACCAGGAAGTCCTGATATTTGGATGATACATGATATTAATGGATATTTAGAACATACATAGTCAATTTACTCTCCTTATTTTTTAGAAATGGTCTTTTATTAATTTAAAAGGCCATTTCTTTTTTCGTTTGCTGGACAAAACATAAACTATTATATAATAACCATTAAATGGAGGGGACTTAATTATGAGTAATGCAAACATAGATTTATTAGTAAAAACTTCTCTTGAATTTATTAAAACAATTAAACCTATAGAAACTACTATATCCCAAATGGATTTTAAAAATTGGAAATCTATCAGAAATATAGTGTTTAATATAAAATCTTTGACTCATGTTTTAAGTGGTATAATTTTATCTGTAGAAAAAACATCCATAGATTTATCCAGTAAATTACAAAATCTGACATCAGACGATAAATTAACAGCAGCATCTCAAATTTTAGACAATCTTATTCCATTACCTTGGTATATTGAAATAATAGATGATAAAATCTTTAAATTCTTATTAACACTTATTGTTGAAAAGCTAAACAAAAAAGTTGGAAAGAAATGGAATCTTGATGAGTTATCGACTAAAATAGAAACTGGAGTTCCTGTTGTAGATGGATTAACTATAGATTGTTCAGATGGAACTTGTTTGGCTTAGTTTTGAAAGGAAATATTATATGGCATCTTTAACTGAAGATTTCATTGCATTAATTTTAAACATCAAATCATATCCTACAGACACAACTACTTATGATAATCCAGATAATATGGTTATGGCGTCTTTAAAGAATCAATTTAAAAAGAATTCTGGACCCCATGAAAGAGCAGGAAAATTCATGGTAGGAGATATTAATAACGATTATTAAAGAACATTATCATATGTTCTAAAAATATTTAGAGGGGCTAAATCGAATGATGAACATTTCATATGGATCACCAAAAAAAATAAAAATAAATGAAGGGGTTATAATTAACTCCATAGAGAAATATATCGAAAGTTCAAATTTCCCTAGAGAATTAGTAGAATCTAAAATAGATCTACATATACAAAAAAGAAAAGCAGAAAAAGAAAAAATTGTAAAAATGATACAAGAATCTGAAAACATTATACAGAATACTATAAAAAGTATAACTATAGTTGAAAAAAAATGTAGAGGGATAGTAAATCGCCTATATTTCCAATTGTCTAATTAATAATAATTAGATACAAATCGTGAGATTTGTGGTAAGAGTTGATTAGGGAGCTTAATCAAAAATTATGCAGCAGTTTAAAGTAGAGTTAAAGAACACACCTACGGATGCTTCACAAGTCCGTAGCTCTGTAAATTTGCCATTAAACAGAGACCAAAGTCTCAGTGTGGTAGATGATCCTGTTTCTGAGGATAAACTGACTTTAAACAATCCCGAAGTGAATCGAGTTCAACAAACAGAGCGATCATTAAAATCGAAAGTGTTTGTTTTAAGTAAACAGGGAAATCCTTTAATGCCTTGTACCTATGCAAAATCTAAGAGAATGGTTGAAAAGGGTGCTGCCAAAGTTGTTAAGAGATTTCCATTTACAATTCAGTTAAATTTTGAATGTGAAAATCGAGTTCAGAAAGTTAATTTAGGAATTGATACAGGATTTGGTAATATCGGATTTTCTGCAACTACTGAAAAGGAAGAATTGATTTGTGGAACAATTATATTAGATTATAGAACTAAGGAAAGATTATTAAAACGAAATATATATAGAAGAAATAGAAGAAATAAATTGTGGTACAGGAAACCTAGATTTAATAATAGAGTTTCTACTAAGAAAGAAGGTTGGTTGCCTCCTTCAATTGATAGAAGATATCAGACACATTTAAATCTTATCAGTAAGTTAAATAAAATTCTACCTATATCTAATATTGTAATTGAAGTTGCTAAGTTTGATATTCAGAAAATAGAGAATCCTGATATTCAAGGAATTCAATATCAACAAGGAAATCTTTATGAATATCAGAATATTAGAAGTTACTTAATGAGTAGAGAAAAAGGTTTATGTCAGTTCTGTAAGAAAGATTTTAAGAACCACTCATCTCATATTCATCATATTAAACCTAAAAGTCAAGGTGGTACTGATAGAACAAGTAATTTAGCAATTCTTCATAATCATTGTCATGAGAAACTTCACAGAGAACATCTTGAAAAAAAGTTGAAGTCTAATTCTAAAAGTTACAAACAATCAACATTTATGAATATTATTAATAAGAGATTTTACAAAGATATTCCTAATTTACAAGTTACTTATGGTAATATAACTTTTGTGAATAGAAATAATCTTGGAATAGAGAAAACTCATTACAATGACGCATTTGTAATTTCTGGAGGAAATAATCAGAATCGATTTAAACCTATAAAGATTAAACAAATTCATCGAAATAATAGAGTATTACAATTTAAGAGAAAAGGTTTTAAACCTTCTATTAGAAGACAAAAATCTATACTTAAATATGGAGATTTATTTTGGATTAATAAAATTAAATATATTTGTATATCGATGTTTGATAAAGGTAATCGTGTTTTATTTGGAAATATGAAAAACAAAGAATACTTTAATTTCAAGAAAATAACTAGAATATTTCATTTTGGAAGTTTTATTTGGAGTTTTTCTTCTTAATAATAAATAGAATTTATCAATATAAATATACAATTTTAATTCCTTTAAAATAAAGAAAATTTTACATAGGACAAATTCAAAATGAGGAAATTTGATAATGAAAATTAGTACATTTGAAGATAATAATCTAATTTTATCTACTAGAAATCTTGTTTCCTATTTATCACAAATTGTTCTGACCAAGATAGACGAAAATATTGAGAATAAAAAATACGAACTAGACTCAATAACG